CATGCGGTCTTGTCCAGTGGATGCCATCGTTTTGTATCTGTACCATGACAGGAAAGTCTTCTGGCACCTTCCTTGAACGCACGTAGTCTCTGTAGTTGCCTTCATCAGTTAGCAGTTCAGCAAACGGTGGCAGGTCACGTTCTTCAAACTCAATTGCAGAGAGTGAGTTAAAAGTTTTTTGCCGATCTTCTAATATGCCATTGATACTCCTGTGGCGCAGACTTTCCAAGTTAAGATAATCAATGTCTGCGTCTGCAACACCGAGCCAGGTTAAGAGCCTGCGGGCCTTAAAGCTCACTGAGCGGCCAAGGATAAAGCTGGCGGTGTATCCACAGTTGAAGCAGTGATAACTCCAACCTTGTTCGGTGGCCTTTAGGCCACCACGTTGTCTTTTGTCTGGACTGTTGCCGTTGTGCCCGCAACAAACCGCATTGAAGCTGATCCATCCTGATGGAGTGTGTTTGCGTTTGCCGGGTAAGTAGGAGACAATGTCTAGCATCTGTTATACAGTATAACAGATTACTTAACACAAGTCAATTAACGATACATCAAATTGGTAACAGTACCGTTGTTTATGACAACACTGGCGTAGACAGGATTACCAAATGTAATTGGCAAATAACCCGAACCACCATCTGTCACTGTGATAGGACCGCAACCACCATCAGATCCTATACTGGCCACTGCCTTGGCTCCTGCACCATTGCCCACAATTAACACATTTGGTGCTGCCACATAATTTTGGCCGGTGTTGTTGACTGTGATACCTGTGACCATTCCGTCAACCACTGTGGCAGTGGCAGTGGCGCCAAATCCTTGGCTCTGATTGAATGCCACCCGAAGCAGTGGATGAAACCCAAGCACATTAAGATAAATGCTTTCTGTTGCATCCATGTACTGTGTTGAGTCGGTCACATCATACCAAGGTGCTTCATAGTCCTCGGCTGCTTGTGCTTTGATTGTGCCTGTGTAATGTGTTAGATCCATTTTAATTGTGGTCAAGCTGGCACCGTGTGTGGGAATTTGACTTGAATAAAATTCTGTTGCGTGTGCGGCATTCAATGGCTGCGGTGTAAGAGCCCAGTCTGGCCAGGTGCTTGGAGGATTTTGCGGCCAAGCATTTGGGCCATAAATTGTGGGTATAGTCAAGTTGGCACTGTCTTGAAATTCTGGCAGTATAGAGTCCACAATGTTGCAATCTGCTCGTGCTTGGCTATTGGCATCTGTGTACACAGCTTGAACATAATTTCCTGAAGTACGTTGTATGCTGTAACTAGCAGGCTGTGCTACCAAATCAATGGTATCTTCTGTTGTCAGCACTACCTTGACTCTGCCAAGTGCGGCACTCAACGTTTCCATTGGTTTGCTGAGCAACAGCACATCGCCATTTTGGCCAATCATACGGAACACAAATGTGCTGCCGGTGATGTTTACAGGTTTTTGTTCCTGATTAATAAATTCAAACAAAAGCACATTATCAACGCCTTTGTTTACAGTTAGTTGTTTTGCGTACACTGGATCGTACCTCGCTGTGAAATAGCCACCGCTGGTGTCAATCAATAACACTCTGGTGATTTGCTGATATAAGTAAACGGTGGTGGAATACATAGAACAATATTTATGGGTAATAATATCTTTGACAAATTGACGGAAAAGTATCCGTTTATCACGCTGTGCGTGTATGCAAACGTGGAGTACGTGGGGGTGGTTCAGAACAAGGACGACGCAGTCACAACTATCTACGACTTTGGTAGTATACCATTACAAGAAGATAAAATGAAGTTCTTGGAACTGGCCACAACATGGTGGTGGGAAAGCAACAGATCTATTCCCATTAACATATTTTTGCGCACTGAATGGGAGCCGTTCCGCTACACACTACGCACCTTTGTTAATAAAGATTTAGAAATACTACACGGACCTGCTTGTAGTTTGCTTGATATCTCTCGCAAAAAGAGCAAGCGCAAATCAATTACATTGGTGCGACGGCTTGATTAAGCAAGTTCATGTGCAACACAACTAGCATTGCATAAGACAAACTGTGTGACTTTTTGAACGTGTATCCTTGTCTATCGTCACCATCCCATACACTAGCAAACACATCCAGCCAGGGCTGATTCTGTAAGTGTGCTTTGCCCGGCCTAATAATTGATATAAACGCTGCCATTTGTGGCACAGTACTTGGTCTCATGTTTTTCAACAGGTCTGTGTAGTTTCCCACGTGTACTAATTGTTTAGCCCATTCTGTATCTTGCCACAGTCTATCCCATGGCGGTGTAGCTATCAACATCTCTTGATAGTGCTCAGGATTTTTAATTAACTGATACACACTCATATTCAAAAAGTCTATTTTAAAATAACCACGCTGTTCAGCTTGGTCGTATTCGATTGCCGCACAGTTGTTTATGGGATCATAAGGAATGTCTGTTACATACACTCCTGAGTTATGCCGACGCACTTGGCCTTGTGTGATTTGTTGTGCTGACGTGTACTGTATCAGTTTCAGTACACTATCTCGGTCAGCAAAGTCAATGTCAATGTCTGCACTCATACTGTGACCAATGTTGCCACCACTTCCAACTGCTCTTGTGCTTTTTCCACTGCCGCTAATGCATCTGCCACTGATTGATTGTTTGTTGCTAACATGCGTAGTTCAGCCTCTCGTGCCATCTTTGCTCTGGCCCAGTTTATGACTGCCTGCACATCACTCGAGAGTTCAATTGTAGGGTAGGAACCAATCATGGGCATCCATGTAGAGCCGTCATATACTTCTATATTTTGGCTAGAGCCGTTGTAGCGCATTTGTCCAATCAGAGTATTGCCTGTTGAGCTCGGAGTATTATAAAAAGTGGGCCAGCTTCCATAGTTGTTGCTGATCTGTACTCCTGGCCCCGATGTTATATTTTTGATCATAATTTTAAATCTGTTAATATAGATTGTACATGAGGCCATAGCCATGTGTCAACTAATTGTTGTGTTTCTGCGGTTTCGTAATGTCCGCAATCAGTTTTTTTAAGTTCAAGTTTGCCACATTCCCATGCGGCGCATCCAGGAACCAAGTTAGAAGTACGCCATAGCCATTCGTATCCGGGTAAAAACACCTTATACATTTTAACAAACCAAGAAAAGAATATCAATGGCTTGTTCCACTGATCACACAGGGCCTTGATTGCCAACATATTATGGATGGTTTGATAATCATAAAATCTTGTGCCTGCTACTTCGCGTAGCCAAAATTTATCTAATGCTTCCGAATCCAGGCCAGTTAGTGTATCCAGCCACTGACGATTACTATGCACATTCATAGTATAACATCCAATGTCTTTATAAATGTTGCTATGCGTAGGATCTAAATATGTTGTTGGTGCTGGGACTGGATGTTCTTTTATGCCTAGTTGTATATCCTGCCAGGTTTGCAATCCAATTACGACCCTGGCAGGTTCTGTAAGCTGTACAATAACTAAATCTACTTCGGGATCTTTAACAATATCGTGACATTTTTCTACATAAAAAGCATTGCCGGCTCCCGCACTACATGCACGAGTTAATTGACTTCCTAATCGCTCAGCTATAAAGTCCGGCCAACTACGACCATATTTGGTTGTGGAGAAGCTATCACCAATTGTTGCTAGTTTCCTAATCATGTTACCATCCTGCTTGTTTTAGTATTTCTTTAGCATACTCTTGATCTGCTGAGTAGTCGTGAAATTTCTTGGCCCAGGCATCACTATCAATGTATGGCCATATCATTGCAATCTGAGATGAGTCTAAGTTGTTCAAAAACTCTTGACCAGATTCTGAGTTATATATCACCCAAGGTGATATACGTCCTGTTGTGACTGCATGACATAACACATTGCTATTACCATAACGTAAACAGTCATGTGCTGGATGTGTGTGTTTTTCTTCCCAGTCAATACTGTACTCTACTGCTCTAGCCAGTGCGTCTGCTACAGCTTCTACCTTCAAATAAAACAACAAGTATTCTGTGTAGATTTTATCACTGCACCAATGATCAATTTTCTTGTTGTTCTTGAGCAGCCAAGTCATAAACTGTGCAGGATTAATAACCCGTGTGTTCACACAATAACGACCAAACTTTACAAAGGCTCGGTAGTAAGGGCTATCACAAAAATCCTCAAAGGTCTTGAGCTTGGCTGATCCTTGTGCCATTTCATAGAACTTGATATATGCCTGGAATCCCAGTTGAACACCACGCTCACTTTGTTCCATTCGCCTGCGTTTGGGCTCGCACATGTGTACTGCAATAGAGCTTTCTCTTGCAAACTCTTTTTTACAAAACTCACATGTGAACTTACTTGTTGTCTCGGCCATGTGCTCTAATGTACTGATCAAGTTCTTTTTTGGTTGTTATGGCGGCCATAACATCTATCTCATCTGCTTTGTAATGCGGGAATAGTTCTGCCAGTTGTTTTTTTATTGATCCTGCGCCCGCTTCTTTTTTCTTGGGTGCAATCCAGTTGTGTCTTAGTGAGCCCATGCCTGGACTTACAGTTGTGGCCATTAACCATTGAAGTTTACGATGTTTGGATGAGCTGATGTTAAAGAAGTTTTTGTTTAGTCTCTCATTTGTGGAAATAACATAGAACTCTTGTAGGTCTCTTGAGCCTTCTACTGCACTGCCCCACCGTATCATAAGGAATGGAGCAAACTTCTTACGCTCTTCATCTGTTAGCTCGTCGTAGAAATCTCTAACCTTGTGGTCAAACATTTTCATTTCGTTGGCAATGCTTAGTTTATCAATCATGTTGATTTAGTGTTCT